CTAAACGTCATTAACGACACTGCTAACTTGTTTATGGAGTACCAAACGGCAACATTCTTTGATGAAGCTTACTTGATTTCTGATGCTCGCAAGAGTGCCCCTAAGTACTACACGTACAACGGTGTTGACAGCGATGGTGACACTCAGATTGACATTTATCCAATTCCTGATAAAGAGTACACCATTCGTTTTAACTGTGTAAAAAGAACAGGTGACTTGTCTGCTAACGACGACCGGCTTACAATACCTAACATGCCCGTGTTGCACTTAGCTATTGCTTTATTGGCTCGTGAACGTGGAGAAACTGGCGGTACATCTGCTGCTGAGTACTTTAAGATTGCTGAAAACTATATGTCTGATGCTATTGCTTTAGACGCTCAGAAGCATCCAGAAGAAGTAATCTTCTACACCCCTTGAGGTAAACTATGGCACAACAACTTAACAGTATCAATCTTGTTGCACCAGCGTTTAAGGGAATCAATACAGAAGATTCTCCGTTGCAGCAAGACCCTTCGTTTGCAGAGATTGCAGATAACGCCGTAATCGACAAGCGTGGGCGCATTGCCGCACGTAAGGGTCATGACGTTGTTACAACAAACAAGACTGCACTAGGAACAGCCGCCCTCAGAGCACTTAAAGAGTTTAAAGACGACGCCGGAAATACCAAGGTTTTTTCTGTTGGTAACAATAAAATCTTAAGTGGTACTACAACTTTAGCCGACGAAACTCCCGGTAGTTATACAATTACCTCTGACAACTGGAAGATGGTTAATTTCAACGACAAGATATATTTCTTTCAACGTAGCTTCCAACCTCTTGTTTATGACAACGCAGGAGGCTCTGTAGTCACGCTCAGTAGCGTTTCTGGTGCAGCAGGTGTTACTAGTGCTATGTACGGTAACGAAGTCCTAGCAGCCTATGGGAGGCTCTGGACGGCTGACTTTGGTACTAATAAGTCTACTATCTATTGGACTGACCTTTTGATAGGTCATGACTGGTCTGGCGGTACTAGTGGTTCTATTGACATTTCTAAAGTATGGCCTGATGGTCATGACGAGATTGTAGCGCTGGCAGCACACAACGGTGCTTTGGTTATTTTTGGTAAACACAGTATTGTTGTTTATGAAGGTGCTGAAGCACCAGCTACAATGGCATTAGCAGATACCGTAGCAGGGGTCGGTTGCGTTGACCGTGACACTGTACAGCACACAGGTACTGACGTGTTGTTTTTGTCACACACAGGGCTAAAGAGCTTTGGTCGTACTATACAAGAAAAGTCAATGCCCATGGCTAACTTGTCTAACAGCATTACTAAAGACATTATAAATCTGTTGCAAAACGAAGTTTCTTTTTATAGGACTGTTTATAGCCCAGAAGAAGGTTTTTATTTATTAACTTTTGTAGGTCAGGACGTAACCTATTGTTTTGACGTAAGGGGTACACTAGAAAACGGCTCTTATCGTGTTACTCGTTGGCCCGGTACTAACTTTACGTCCTATGGTAGGCTTGAGAACGGTAAGTTGTACATAGGCACTACAGAAGGTATTAGCGAATACACGGGTTACAGCGACAACGGAACAAAGTACAGGTTTAAGTACTACAGTCCGGGGTTAACCTTTGGTGACCCGTCGATGCTAAAAAGGGTCAAGAAGATCAGGCCAACACTGGTAGGCGCTAATAGTGCTACGGTGTTTCTTAAGTGGGCCTATGACTTCGACACGTTCTACAGAACTGCAGAGTTTACTGTAGGAAACCAACAACCTGCTTTCTACAACGAGGGCGAGTTTAACGTGGGGGAGTTTACCGGTGGTGAACTAACGTCACGTAGAGCAGTCAACGCTACAGGCGGTGGCGGAGTTATCAACATAGGTCTGGAGGCAGACATTAATGGTTTTGCATTGTCTCTTCAAGAAATTAACGTATTAGTTTTAAAGGGTAAAGTACTATGAGCAACTACAGTAAAACTACTGACTTTGCCGCTAAGGACAGTCTACCTTCTGGAGACAGCGGTAAAATCATAAAAGGCGCTGAGTTTGAGACGGAGTTTGACGCTATCTCTACAGCTATTGCTACGAAGGCAGACACAGCATCACCAACATTCACAGGGACAGTAACAATACCTGCATTGACATTTAACGGTACGCTGTCAACAGGAACTATTGACGGAGGTACATACTAATGCCAGATTTTTTAGCAGAACTTTTAGGTTTAGGCGGCGGCGCTGCTTTATTAAAAGAAGCATACGATAAACTAGGCGCAACCGGACAAGAAGCTTTTGAACGCTTTGGAGAAGGGTACACTGATCCTGAAACAGGGGAGTTTACTCCGGGCCTTGCTGGTGAATTATCAGGAATGCTGGAGTTCCAGCCGTACACAGTCACTTCAGCCACTGGTGGTCAATTCGGCATGGCTACTGACCCTACTACAGGTCAGATGCAGTACAACCTTTCGTTGTCTCCTGAAGAGCAAGCTCTGCAACAACAGCTTCTACAACAAGCTCAAAGTTTTTACGGTCAGGCTGCAACACCTTCTGCAGAACTAGAGGAGAACGTGCTTAACCGAATGCGTGAACTTCGTGCGCCAGCAGAAGAACAAGCTAGAGCAGACCTAGAGCAACGTCTAGCAGCACAAGGACGCTTGGGCACACGCACGAGCATGTTTGGTGGTACTCCAGAACAACTTGCGATGGCTAAAGCACAGCAACAGGGAGAGTCTGCAGACATCTTACGTGCAATGGAGTTTGCAAGAGCAGACCAAGATCGACAACAACGACTTGGCTCAGGTATGCTAGAGGCTTCTTACTTGCCACAAGGTCAGTTGTTAGCTGCGTTACAGCCGGGAATGACTACAGCAGAACGTCAGCGTCAGTCGGTGTCTGAACAAGCACAGACTTACGGTGAAACTTATGCTTCAGCTATTAACGCATTGCTTGCTGCTGCACAAGGTCAAGCGGGTTTGTATGGAAACTTAGGCTCTGGTGTTGTTACTCAAGCAGCTAAGGGCCTCTTTGCTATCTAACAAGGGAGAATAAAAATGCCACAAATATCATCAACAGTACTCCAAGGACTAGCACAACCGTCCTTTGGTGGAGGCATGTTTGAGCTAGGTTCTGCCCTTGGTGGAATACCGGCACAACGTAGAGAAAAACAAAAGACAGATAAGTTTAACGAGATTATGAAACTAGGTCAAGCCGCAATGGCTCAGAATGATCCTGTTAACTTGTCTCGTGTTGCACAACAGTTGGCTGCTTTAGGTTACACTAAAGAGTCACAGCAGTTTGCTCAAGCAGCACAAAAAGCAAATGTACAGATGGATCAAAGAGAAAGAGTTAGTGGTTTGTTGACTCAGGCAAGCACCCCAGAAGGTGTTACTCCTGAATATGCTCAAGATTATTTAGCTTCTGGAGGAACTTTAGAAGGACTAACACAAGGAAGAACAGCAGCAGATCAGCTTAACGAACCTCTGCGTGAAAAAGGTCGTGGTCGTCTTCGTGCTATGGCACAAATGGATCTTTTTGATCCACAAGACCCCGGTAAACTCCAAGGTTTTTTAAATGTTGCTGACAAACATAAAGTCTCTCAGAATGAAGCCATGAAAATTTTGGCTGAAGAACGTGGGACTACAATTGAAAGAGCTAAGACAAAAGCGAGCGTTACAGGCAAACCCGGCTATGCTACAGTAGGTAAAATAAGAGACTCTAGGAATTTGGCTTACAACGTAACTGAAGTAAGGACAGGTCCGGGCGTTGACGACATTAAAATTAATTATGAACCGATAGGGCACGAAACAGACTTTCGTGCTGTGTTAGAAGACGGTACGGCGAACAAGACGTCTTTCTTAGGCGGCGCTTACACTGAATCAGGTACAGACAAATCAGGTAGAGTTCTTCAAGAAGCGAAGGGTAAGGCGCAAATAAACGTCTTAGAGGCAAAAGGCATAAGAGAAGTTGAAAACTTTGAAGACGTGCGAGACAAATCAATGCAGCGCTTCCCTGTGGTACGAGAAAGTCTTAACGATGTTAACACCTTGCTAGAAATTGTAGAAGAACTTGAACAAGGCGGTAGTTTAACGGCTATGCAAGACAGGGTAGAAAAAGTCTTAGGTGTGCAGACAGAAGATGCCGGTGTGTTTAATAATTTAGCAAAAGAACTTTTAGTAAACCGTATTAAAGCTTTTGGTGCTAACCCAACAGAAGGTGAGCGTAACTACCTTGAGCAGTTGATTCCTGATCTAGAAAACACAGAGGCAGTTAATACCGCTATTCTTAATCGTATGAAACAAAGACTTGAAAGAGAAAGAGCATCTATTTTTTACATAACGCAGCCCGAAACGACAAGGGAAAATTACATTAAGTTTGTAGACGGTTTATACGTCACTGATGGTTCAGGAACGTCAACACAAACGGGCAACAAACGAGTAAGCTTTAGCGAGATACAGTAATAGGAAACTAACATGGCAGAACAAGAATTGATTGACATAGAGTTTGCTAACGGTAATGTTCTTGAAGGCGTTCCTGTGGGAACTTCCAGAGAAGTTATCCTTGATAAAGCAATGAGCGCTGGTCTTATTAATAGCATGAACCAAACTCCCGGAGGTAAAACAACTGCTGAAAAAATACAAGACTTTAGCTTAGAAAACCTAGACATTCCTGCAGGACTTGCGGGGGCTTATGGGGGCGCTAAATTAGGGGCGCTGTCAGGCCCTTGGGGTGCTCTTTTTGGGTCTATCGCAGGAGGAGCAGCAGGTACTTTTGGTGCTGAAGCGGCTGAAGATGTTCTTCAGGGTAAGGAAGTAGACTACGGTAACGCAACAAAAGAAGCCTTAATAAGCGCTGGTATAGATACTGGTCTCTTTATTGGGGGCAAAGGGGCCGTGGCTTTAGCTCAACTGATAAAGAGGAATTCACCTTTAGGAATTTCCCCAGACGAAACAGCAAGGGAGTTTGTGAATTCAGCTCGTGTAGGTCAGGATGTTGCAGGTTCCGAAGAGTCTATACGGGCTTCACAAAGCCTTTTATCGGAGCAGGGAGCTACACTGTCGGCTTATCAAGCTACCGGTGGAAAGCGGATAACGCAGAGAATTGCGGACACTGGCATTCTTTCACAAGGTATAGGCCAAAGAAATTACAATAGGGTTAATGAAGTTGTTCAGGGATCTTTTGACGAGCTTTTGTTAGGTGTCGGTAGGGAGGGTATCCAACCTTCGGTTCTTGGGCAGGAAATGTTTGACGTAATTGACCAAGGGCGTAATGCAGCCTTCGGGATTTACGAAAAAGGCTTGGACGATGTGATGGCCCGTGTAGGAAAGGCCAGAGTAAGTACCGGACAGTTTAAGCGTCAAGTTGAAAGATTTATTAAGTCAGGTTCTCGTGGCGGTCAAAAGCAGGGCTTTAACATGCTTAATAAGGATGCTCGAAAGTTTGCTTTAGATGTTGTAAACGACTTAAGCAGAATTAAAAACATGTCTGCTTCTAATCTGATCGACTACGAAAAGAAGCTAATGTCAGACATGCGTCAATTTAGTGACTTAAACTCGAAAGCCTACAATAATCAAGCCGCTAAGGATCTTGCCAAGTTGTCTGAAATGATTCGTATGGCGGTCCAACGAGAACTAAAGCGTATAGACCCAGCAGCAGCAGCAGAGTACGCATCAATTAAAAAGGCTTATGGAGAAACCATTGAAGGAATTCTACCGACAAACCTTAAAAACATGGTGAACAACGCTAAAGGGGGTCAGTATGCTGCTTTAGGGCAGCTTGCGGCAACTTCAGGAAGTTTAGATAACTTAAATTCAATGCTTAAGTCTTTAAAAACCTCTCACGCTACAATTAGAAAAGCAGGAGGAACCCCTCCAGTGCCTCTAGACGAGGCGATGGCAAAACTTCAGGAAGGCTATTTAAAACAACTTATGCCTGAGATAGGTTCTGGAGGTTTTGACATTCAAACCTATAAGAAACTAGCCGCTCGTTTTGAGCGAGGGAAAGACGCTGAAAAACTTAAGATTATTTTTGGGGACAAAGTACCTAAAGTACGCCAGCTATTTAACCTGATGTCTGAAGCGTCGGAGTTTCCTACTAGCAACATTGGAGAGTTAATGTTACGTACCAAGGAATATAGTGCGGGTACTGCTCTACTCAGTTTTGGTCCTTCGTTAGTAGCAGGAACAGCAGCGTCTCCTTTAATAGGAACAAGCGGCGGGTTAGCAGGGGCTGCGGCAATTTTGACCCTTCCTGTCTTCTTAGCCAAAGCTGCCTACAACCCGGCTAACGTAAACAGGTTAATTACGTTTCAAAATAAGAAGTTTAAAAACAACGACGCAATGTTGGTAGCTGCAGGAAACGTAGTAACGGACATCATAAGGTCTCTTCCTGAAGAAGACCAAGCAGAAATACGTAACCAAGTACGCAGACAAAATGAAGTGAATAGAGACATACAGGCTGAACGTGTGTCTGCACCAATGCGAAACATGGTAATGTAAAAAGGGGCGCTAAGGCCCCTGTAGTTTACAACTCGCAGTTATTGCCTGTACAAGCTAACTGCTGTGACCCTTCTGTCATGTCGGAGTTCTCAGAGATGTTCCAGTCGATCGTCTCTGGGAATTCCTCCTTAAGCTTCTTATAGGTCTCTAAGTCTATGGGTTCGTAAGGAGCCTGTTGGTACGTGTGTTCGGAATAAGGGAGGAACGATACTCCACTAATCTTGTCGAACTTGTTGTACAACCATTGGCCTACCTCAAGGAATTCATCATCACGGTAGTAGCATGTCATGGACGGTTTATGCTCACAC